GGATGACAGGACTGGAGCGTGCCATCAGATCCTCCGCCTGGTTTGCGCCGATCTATTCCACGCCGCGAGCCTCTGGCCTCCCGCCTGGCTTCAGCATCTCCTCGGCGACCTCAGGGGGAAAGATGTCCCGCAGGACCTCACTCGCCGGCCGAGCCCGGGCGAACCACGCATCATCAAGCTCAGGCATCTCGTCAATCGCCACTTCCTGATCAGATTTGCGTCGAGCCATGCGAACCTCCAGCTTGCCAGTCGCTAGAATCTGCTCCCAGCTCTCCACCGCGTCAATTTGAAAGGGGCGCCGGCGTCGAGCGGCTATCTGGACCGGCCCACGCATTCACCGATGCGGAGGCCACCGAAATGCCGGTCATTTTGGATCTCGTCCTTGTAGTTCCTGTAGCGGCACAACTTTCCCAAAATCCGGGTGATTGGGGAATGCCTGCCGCGTCGCCCCCGGTTCCGGAGCGTTATCCGCCAGCTTACGACGGGCCTCGGTCAGCGCAATCTCATATCGAACAGCAAGCGAGCGCCGAAGGATTGCCGGTATCTGTCCTGCCCGTAAAACAATCGTGGAAGCCGCGCACACCACAAGGGCCTGCCCGATCCTCGGTAGCACCTCGGTCGTGAGGTACGGTACCCGCGTCAGCATCACAGGCGGAGAAATCGCTAGAGCAATCAACGCCCCCACGGCCACAGCTATGCAGCCAAAAAGCAAGAACAGCGCATCCATCGCCGCCTGAAGCTCAGATTCAAGCTTTTGGATTGAATGAATTGAGCGGCCGCCCGTCGTCATGCTGTTCACAAGGAGCGAGACGGTCGGAAGGATGCTGGCGGAAAAGAGGCCAAGAAATGTGATGAGCATGCTTCTGGCATCGCCGGAGATTGTCCCCGGCGTCAGGGCAGCTCCAACCGCCGCGGAGGCAGCTAAGCCGATCAGCTCGAGCCGTCGAAGTGACAATCTATCTTCCCTGCCGCGGCCCAGTCGCGCAGCGCGTTCACAATCTGTTCCATAGCATCCGCGGGATCGAGAAGCGATCGGTTTGTCTCGACGAGACGCTGCACAGACAGCTTCACAATACCATTCTTTTCGCTGCCATTGCCTCGCAAGCCGAGGTCCGCCGGATCAATATTTCTCAGCGCCTCGTTGATCGTAGCCCGCGAGATCGGCTTCTTTTTCCTCTTTTCCTTGATGAACACGCGGAAGAAGCCCTCGATCCAACCATCGTCAGGTATCTCGGCCCTCAAACTCGAAATTGCGTCTGGCCCCCACCCAAGAGTCCGAAGCACATCAAACACCGTCGCCCCATGTTCGCGAGCTTGGGCTGCCTCACGTTCGATAATTTCCGCCGCCCTTTCCTCTTGCTCCCCCGAGGCACCTCCTGGGCCGGCGCGATTTCGCGCTGCCGCAACGGTGATCTCAGATGATTCATCTAACTCCTTGCCATCGCCGGCAAAGAATTTGCTGTTCAAAATGATTGCCTGCCCTGCTTCCAATTCATCAGCTCTCTGCAGGAGAGCTGTGAGGTATCGCTCAAGCGTGCGGCCACGCACCTGCTGCCCTTCAATCAAGCCTACGTGATTACCTACGACCGCGAAGTAGAGAGCGCCCTTGAGCACGCGCGCTCGATCACCGACATTCAGACTCTGGAGCAGGAATTCGGACGTGTCCTCTTCCAGAGACTGCATCACCGCATGGACATCCGACCCTTCCTGAAGGTGGATAATTTGGCCAGAGAAAACCGGTCCGTCCCATGTACTTGATACTGAAATTTTGTTCAATATAACGAAGCTTTGATCTTGATCTAGATCTAGGATTCGGAGTTTTGCGTTATCTGCCCATCCGCGCCTGCGGAGAACGTCAACAAGCATGGCTTTTAGGTCTACTCCGTCACCCAGCCCCTCGGTCTTCAACTGGCGATACTGGATTGTTATCTTCTTGTTTGGCATGACGCTTCCCCGCTTGCACCACACAACGAGGCCATAGCCGCAACTAAGAGTCGAGAATATTCCTCTGCCCGCCAGATCCGTGCCTATAGGTCGTGCCTATAGGTAAAATGCGCGCCGCGACCGATGGCGTCCGGCTGTGATGTGGACGTCTCATCCGACGATGAGGCCATCTGGCTGCGCGCCGGCGAGAGAACGTGACCGGAGCCAGCGAGTACCGGTCGCCGTCACGATGCCATCCGCCGCGCCTACGTCTTTACGCTAAGGCGTCGCATGTCCGCCAATGCCAAGATCCTGCGCGACCTGCCATTCGAACGGAAACTGCAAGCCAGGCTCCGGCGTGAAGGCCTGAGGCGGCATCAAGGTCAACTCCGCGATCGTGCCGCGCTCGGCGTCGCGAATGTAGGACACCTCGCTGATCACCCAGGGGTCGACTGGCGTCAGCTTCAGCGACGGGAGGCTGATCCTGGCCAGCGCATTCGGCGTCCAGAGCGAGCCGCCGCTGTCGCGCCAGGAATCGCACACGAGGCGGACGCTTTGCGAGCGGCCGTACCGGCGCGCCATCTCCCAATTGGCGCGTAGCGCGGCGAGCGACTGGCCGGCCTGCACCTGCTCGGACACGATCGCGCGCGGCCGGAACCTCGGCACGGTCGGATCCTGCACCGTCGCCGGCCGGTTGCCGTTCGTGCCGCCCGGGATCCCGAGCAGGTCGGTCGTCGTATAGGCAGCGATGTAGACGGAAAACCGCTCGTCCATGCCGAAGGTGACGTTGGCCTCTTGGACATTGACGCCCTGCACGAAGCCGCTGGCGTGCGTGAACGAGCCGACCTGGGACATGACAAGATTGCCGTCGACGTCGTCATAGGCAAGCAGCGCGCTATAGCGGCAGCAGCGCTCGATGATCTCGTAAGGCGTTTCGCCGAGGTTCATCACGTGTTGTGGGATCGGCAGGCCATCGCCCGCCAGGGTGGCGACCTTCACCCCGAACGGCGCGGCGAGTTTCTTTGCCAGGTCGATCGTCGATGTGCCGCTGATCTGCCCCCCCCCATATCCGTGGTCGCGGTCAGGAACCCGGCGGCGCAGTCGACCAGGTCCTGGCACTTGCTGCGACCGTTGATCCTGACCTCGTGCCCGTTGGTGCCGAGGTTCGCGGAATACCGATCGACATAGCCGGTCAACACCAGGTCGCTGCCGATCTCGATGGTGCAGGCTTGCCCCGGCTGAATATCGACTTTGCCGACCTGGCCCGGATATCGCTCGGTGACCGCTATCTGGAAATCCGAAGGGCACCGCTCGATGCCACGCGTCACTCGGACGCTCTCCCAGCCGGCCCAGCTGTTCGACCCGACGATCAGGTTCAGATCACCGCTGGCGCCTCCCTGCTGCGCGGACGGTTGCTGCGCCGCGGTCGTATCGGACGCGGGAACTGCCGATCCGAACGTGTATTTCATGGTGCCGCCGGCGGCCTTGAGATCCGACATGATTTTCTCCGATCTGGATGTGCTCGGAAGCGCGGACGCCAGAAAATAGGAGGCCGGCCTATCTGGGGCCGGTCTCGCCTTAAGGGCGCTGCGCCCAGAGCGGGCCTTGCGAAACCATCGGCGCGTCAGTGGCATAAGTGATGGTGACGCCCGGCGGCTCCCGGTGCCCTTCAAGGCGGCGCTCCTCCTCCAACTCGCGGCGCCGCTCGGCGCGAAGTATTTCCTGCAAGGCAGTCGCCGTTTCGACGACCGGCGCCATGGCGTCCGCCATGTGGATCGCGGCGGCTGGCGCGTCGACGGAGGGCCTGCGACCGGCGGCGACAAGGACTGGGACACGCCCGACCGCGCAAAAATCCTCGAGGCTGATGTCGGGTTTCGGCAGGACGATTTCGCGGAGAACCGCGCTGAGATGGGCCTTCCTCGGGAAATTGTCGCTGATCGAATATCCTTCGGCGATCAGCGGCAAAAGGCTCTGGACCGCGGCCGCCAGCCGCGCCAAATAATCGGCTCGGACCGAGCCGGCCAGCGCCTCGGTCGCGGCGTCAAGCTTGAGAACCGCCTCGGCGACGCGCTCATCGTTCCGCGCGCCGGCATCGGCAAGAACCTTGACCCGGCGCGTGGCCCGCTCGACCTCGATCGCCGCGTCCTCGCGCTCCGCTCGTGCGCCGTCGGCGGCACGCGCCAAGGCTTGTGTGTCGGCACCGCCGCGGGCAAGGGCCAGCTCGGCGCCCTCCTCGCGCTCCGTCGCTGCAATGAGGGCCTGCCGGGCGCCCTGCAGTGCAGAGACAGCGTGTTCGGCAGCTGCGTGCTCGGCATCGCGCGACGACAAGGCCGCCTGCCCGGCCTGGACGGCCGCCGCCAGGTCCGAGGGTAGGGTGAATTCGACTTTTGCGGGTTTGGACATTTCGTTCTCCTCTAAAAGTTTTGATATTTGCGGCCGCACCTCGCTCCCTGTCACTTCCCCCGGTCCCAGGGCTATGAAAGCGAGATTTGGTATGCCCCGACCGGCCGCAGAGCCCGCCGAGACGCGCTGGGACCGATCTACCTGGAGGAGAGCTCCTCCTCGTTGAAGGCGAATTGGTCCAGGGTCCAGGGCGGATCCTCGCTCCACGGCTTGGACCTCGACGGATGCCTGATTTCCCAAAGGTCCATGACCACACCCATGCGGACGATCACTCGCTTCGCGAACTCGATGGCCAAGCGATCGACGAGCGCCTCGCTGACACCGACGGCTAATGCCGCGGAGCGGGCGACGGCAGGAAGATCGAACGCGATCTCGCTGAGACCGCTGCTGAAGCCGGCGTGATAGCCGACAGTATGGCCTTGTTGAAACGGCCCGAGCTCGCCGAGCTCTTCCTCATCGGAGGTCGCTCGCATGTTACCCGTCGTGGAAGCCAGCATGGTTCGGTCGTTACCCGGTTCAGCTGCGCTATCCGCTGGGTCGTTACCCGCGTTACCCTGTTTGATGGGGCCGTTACCCGCAGCTGCCGAGGCACCCGCGGCAACACGAGAGCGCCCCATGTCGTCGAGCATCACATTCGACGCCTCGACGTCGACCAGGTTGCCCACGAGAACAATCCTGCCCTCACTTTTCCAGACGCTGACGGTCTTTCTCGACACCCGGTGGATGCGCGCAAAATCTGCCTGTGTTACCCGCATGTCGTTACCTTTCCGGGGCTGTTACCCACTTTTGAAAGTTTGTAGCTGGGGAGACATCGCGGTGCGCAATGCCCCTGATGC